AGCTACTGCATCGTAAGCAGGCCCGTTGCCGTTGTTTTTTCTAGGTATCAGGGTTCTTGCTATCTCAACCACATCTGTCTGACCAACAACACAAATCAGAGCTGCGGTACAAAGTGCAGTAGCATGACCAGTAGCAGCTATAGCATAGATGGCATCTATGACTATAACCTTGCCATCATCTTCTGCCGAGTTCCACATTGCAATACCAGCAGCTCTAGTCGGGAGAGCAACCACACCAGCAGTCGCCGTGGTAGCAGTGCAGTGAAGATGGTATCCAGACCGGGTAGTCTCCTCGTAGGGAGCCATGCCCGCAGCGACAAGGGCTTCCCCTGCGTCAGTTGCCTGGGCTGAAAGCTCAGTGGAGGTTGTTCCCCGTTGTATTAGTTTCTTCAAAAAAGGCATTGACATTTTATTTCCTCCTATTTATTTTAGTTAGCTTTAGCCCAAACTCAAGACTTTCTCATGCCACATCACACCGATATTCCAGGTGAACTGAGTATTTGAAGCCATGACGTTGACACCGAATTGTCGCCCTGGGGGAACTATGATTCTGCCGCCTACATCAGCCCACAGAACCGCACCTGGTAGGGATATGACTGACACATTGACAGTTGGGCCAATAGGAGTCCAACCGATTGCCACACCAGTTACGGAATCAAGTACAGCACCACCAGTAGCAGCCAGGAGTACATTGTCCGAACCAGGCCCGTTGCCGTTATTCTTTCTGACAACGAAGGCACTGGCTAGGGCAGCTACCCTCGTCTGACCTACAACAAAAATCAGGCCGGCCTGTCCGAGAGTGGTATGGGCTACTATATTAGTCGCCCAGATTGCGTCTATGATGGCAGACTTCCCCCTATCGGCAGCACTATTCCAGAAACCTATTCCAGCAGTTGTGGTAGGGAGAGCAACCACAGAAGCAGTTGGCGTGGTACTCTGGACATGGAAAGCATAACCCTGCCTGGTTATCTCCTCATAGGGAGCCATGCCCACAGCTATCAGTGCTTCCCCTGCGTCAGTTGCTTGAGCCTCTAGCTCAGTGGAGGTTGTTCCTCTTTGAAGTAGTTTAGTTAACAGATTCATTTTTTTTGCTTCTCCTTTTTTAGATTTATTTACTGAATGAATAAGCCTTTCAGCTTGGAGTTATCCATTCTTATATAGCCTGACCCTCTGAACTCCACAGACGGTCAAAACTATAATTCCATAGGCAATCCCTCCTTAATTCATGTATCAGGTAACATTCAAATCTGGCAAATCGTATGAACCTCCCATGTTTTCGATAGTCCAAATAATAGAATCCAGGTCGAACTCACCTTTCTCCAGAAAGTTCTCATCAAGCACCTCACGGGCTATCAGAGTTCTTATCAATACCACCACAAGATTAGCCAGAGTGGTGATTGCCCCAACTTGCTGATAGGTAAGCCCTGTCGGTATATCTGCTGCTCTTAACACAGCATCTATAGGGAATTGGGTGCTCTTCCCATCAATCGTAACCACTAGATAACCAGGTGTGGTAGTAACTTGTGTCCCCATTATTACTGACATCTTACTTCCCCTTTTTAGGTTTATCCTTAGCCGATTTCTTAGGTGGTGTGCTTCTTTGTACAGGAGCCCGGCACCATATCACATGTCCTTCTCTACCCCATGTAACCGCAAATGGTTCTCCATCCCCAGGTTTGTAATCAGCTTCAAGGACCTTCCTAACATTGTATCGTTCCACACTACGCATCCTTAGTAGACAGAATCATCATCAACTTCACCGATACCTACACTGATGGTAAAGTAACGGCTTGGTGCCCCGGTGCCAGCAGACACAGTGATAACAGACCTTATGTATTTCTTCTGCGTAGCAATCCGCCTTACCATACGCCCCGCAGGGCGCATTGCAGTAGCTTGGGTAATTGTCGGGAAGGTGGCTACCGTGATATATCCTGAATCTAATGTGTCTGATGCCTGGATGGTAACAATCATTGTCCCATCGCCGCCTTCTGTACCAGTATCGATAGTATAAACTACCTCAATCGGTATCCCTCCCATAGGACATTTATCAATTTGCACTACTACCCGCCCAGTTGTAGAGTCTCTTGTCAAGGTAGTCCATCCAGACTCGGTGGATGTTACCGCAGTTGCCGTAAGAGTCTTCAGTTTCAGCAAATCATCCTTTACAGTCATTGAGTTATCTCCTTATTTTATTTTTTGTCTCTACTTAATTCCACCTGATTCCATAGAGACGAGCCATTGACCTTTTCTTGATTTGGGCAAGACCGACAGGCCAGTTGACATTAGTTCGATATGTAACCTGGTCTTCCAAAAGCCCGGCATCCTTAACTTCGATAGCATGTTTCTGGATGCCCCAAAAGTCTGTGCCCTCCCCAACCTTGACCGCATAGACTGAGAAGTAATCACTGCCGGCGATGCCTGCTATAGTTTCATCTGCCATAACCAGGGTGGATTGGTCAGCTTTAACACCAATGTCGTAGATAGGACAACTCTGACCCCACATAGTAACAAGGTCTCCGAACTGGTCTTTGTCCATTCTCAACACACTGGCAATTCTCAGAGCAGAGTTAATAGTACGAAGCCCCATTGAATTTGTCACTATGAATGTGGGATTATGACCATCAATGGCATACGTAAGTTTATCCATTTCCTTTAGGAAGGCCAAAGCATGTGCCTGAGTATCGTCAATGTAGTTTGTGCCAGTATCAGATAGAAGTTTTTGGGCAGTCATATCAGACCGGTCACACCGTCTTTTTAGACCATCGAAGTTATCCACATCGGTAAGTATGGAGCCATTGATGAAGTTATCGTTAAATTCATAGGCCATTGCTGTGGTTTTCATGGTCGTCTGAATTACTCTAATATCTTCAATGGTCTGATTCCCTTCCACCATCTCCTTATCCACATCAATATTCCCACCAACAAGGGAGATACCTTCGGTTATTGGTTCTGTCGTACCAGTTGAAGAAGCCCAGGCTGCGTTTAGCTTACGCCGGGCTACACTGGGAAGGGTTTGAATACGTAACATTTTCTTGTAAAGTGAGCCGACAGTTTCCCAAGGAATATACTTCATCGGGTCGCTTTCATGCCAAAGTGTATCAGCCACGCCCTTAACGAGTGGGTCGTTACACTCTTTTGCAAACTCAACTAGGCTTAAAGTCCCTGCCATAATACTAACCTCCTTGTTTTATCTTTTGCTTGAATATGCTTTTTGGAATAATTGTTTACTTGATAAACCTTCTAAACTTTCGCTTCCTCCTTCACTTCTACCAGAAAAGGGCTTCGGGGCGGGAGTTTTAGGTTTATCTGGCTGCTCAGGCGTTTCACCTTTCAGCTTATAGCCTAGAGTTTCGGCCAGTGCCTCAAGGTTCTCCCTGTCATTTAACTTAAATCTATCGGCATCAGTCTTGAATTTATCAAAGTCAACATTTTCTCCGGTTGCTGTCACGTACTCATCAGCTATTGTGTAAACAAGCTGGTCTCTTTTCCATTGAGTAATCTCGGTGCGAGATTCAGCTAGTTCCGCTCTTTCCTGTTTCAGAGATTCTAATGCGGACTCCCATTCTTTACGCCTTTGTACCAGCTTGTACTTGTCGGGGTCATCCTCTGACATAGCATCAATGTCCTTAGTCAAGGAATCTATTTTACTCTTGGCTTCAGTCATCTCCGCTTTCAGGGTTTCCGCCTGTGTTTTGTATGAGTCTCTTTCGGCAGTAACCGCTTCCAATTTGGCTTGAATCTTCTGTCCTGCTTTGCCTAATAGCCTGTCTACCTCAGAGCGAGGTAGCATCTCTTCTGGCTGGACTTCGGCTCCTCCTTTTTCCTTATCAAGTCCTTTGCTAGGTGCAGGCGTTACCACTTGCGCCTTGTCAGTGGCTTGTTCGGGTTTTTCGGCTGTGCCTGTAGTCATGTTACCTCCTTATTTCTTTTCTCCCTTAGTGTGAACCTCTCCAGCGTGCGATTTATTATTCTTGTCAAAGCAAACCTTCATATAGCGCCCGCCTTTGAGTGTCATTGTTCTCACCCTTCCACCTTCAGTTACACATTTATCAAAGTCAACAGGTGACATTTGCTAGCCTCCAAACAGTTAATAAAAAAGGGGATGCGCCTTTCGACACATCCCCGATTTCTTCGTAGGATTAACGATATTCAGTTGTTAACTAAATTATTATCACTTAATTGCAACTTTGTCAAGCGTAGGCATCATAATATATTCCTGTGGCTTTATCAGGTGGACAGTTCCATCTTGAATCGTGATAACAACCTGACCATGACCAG